TCAAGATTGTATCATCGTCTCCCCCGAACATCTGAACATTTGTACCTGAAGAGTTAAAAGCTGTAGTTACATCTGTATAAGTTCCAGCACTTGAATCATAGAGCCAAGCCGAAGCTACTACCGCTGCTGTACCTAGATGTTGATGTATAACATCTACCCCTGAATTAGCTGCTACTGCTACTACTTCCATATCTGTATTAGTAGGGTCAGAAGAAGCTACATCTATGCCATGAAAATCTCCACCTGCAGCATTTGCATTATCTATTACCATGTTAAGACCTTGACCATTTATACCTGCAACATAACCTGTAGCATCATATTTTAAACAATACCCTGCAACACCTCCATAAGTAACAGCATCTATATCCATATCCAATCCACAATGTCCATTTACTCCTGCCTTTGCGACAACGTGAACAGCATGGTCGTTGGCACCTGTTGGTGATTGCACCTTGAATGAAGCATCTTGACTTTCTCCAACTTCAAAGTGTGTGTCTCCGTTATCAAGTATAGAGCATATCGGATGGTCTATTATTGCAAAAGATACTCCTGTTAAATCGGACGGTGTTGCTGTACCTGCTGCTGCCAAACTTACTGTTATTGTATCCTCTGTAACTAAAACTACTTCGCCAGTAGCACCAATATAAGATGTATCACTTGCATCTGATATTACTAAGAAAGTTCCAGCTTTAACACCACCAACACTTACAAAATGTTCTCCAGATATATATATGGCTGCTGTGGCTGCTGTAAAAGTTGCTCCTGTATAGAATATAGTAGAAGGTGGGCTGGATTCTCTTACTTGAAGTCCTACCCCATATCTCTCAGCTCGTACATTAATCCCGGCACCAATATAACCCTTACCATGTTCTGTATAAATATCACCATCATCAGAATAAAATGATTTGAAGGTAGTCCCTGTTCCTACGCTTATATTCTTATCTGCGACTACAGGCACTTTTACATTATAAACTTCATCAGTATTTTTAATTACTTGTACAGCATCAACCCATGTCTCTAATCCATCAGTGACACCTTCATAAACCATATATGTATTATTCGCTAATGCTCCTCCTGAAGGGCTAGAACTAGGTGTAGCACTTGGACTTGCTGATGGAGTAGCACTCACACTGGAACTAGGAGTGGACGAAGGCGTTGCGCTTATACTTGGTGAAGAACTTGGTGAACTGCTAGGAGTTGCACTGACTGATGAGCTTGGTGTTGCACTTTCTGACGCACTCACAGAAGAACTTATACTTGGACTCGATGACGGCGTAGAGCTCGGGCTTGCTGATGGACTAGATGATATTGAAGGCGACCCACTTACCGAAGACGATGGACTAGCTGACACCGAAGATGATGGTGACGCTGATACCGAACTCGATGGGCTAGACGAAATAGAAGGACTAGATGAAGGAGTTGCTGATACACTCGCGCTAGGTGTTGCTGAAACAGATGCCGAAGGAGTTGACGATATTGATGGAGAAGAACTCGGAGTAGCTGACTCTGAAGCGCTAGGCGAAGATGAGATACTTGGACTACTACTAGGAGTTGCCGATACCGAAGCACTAGGACTAGATGAAATACTAGGTGACGATGAAGGTGAAGATGATAGTGAAGAAGAAGGACTGCCACTAATAGAAGAACTAGGACTAGATGATGCAGGAGAATACTCTCCCGTAGGTACTGTTATTGTATCTGTTAATCCTACGTTTGGAGCTGCTACGAAATGGTTATTAGAAGTTAGCATGAACTCGTCCATGTGTCCATCCATATAAAGAACGGCATTTGAGTTACGTCCAATATTAAACAACCCTGTAAAATCAACTGTAGCTGTAAAGTTATCAAAATAAACAATTTGTGTGCCGTCTTTATATATAGCAATCTCATCGGCTACTTTAACGAAGGCTATATGATGCCAATTAGAATCTGTTATTTCACCAGCAGCAGTTGTAGATGGATAATAATTAGTGTTTTCTTTAACTAAATAAAAGTAAATGCCATATCCAGAATAATGAGCTACCCCCCACTGATTTACACCATCTGTCTGATGATGGAAATAATATTCTATGCCTGCATGATCATCATGTTTAACAAAGAAAGATATCGTTGCATCATCTACAGTATCATCTAAAATACTAAAATCGGCTGAATCTGGAATAGTAAGATAATCGCTGTCACCATCTAGTTGTAGATCGCCAGTACCAAACTTAGGATCAGTCGTATCTACTTGAGCCGTTCCATTAGCTGTAACAGTATGATTACTGTCACTAGCGTCATCAAAGCTAGTAGCTTCATCTGCTCCATTACAATGTAATAATAATTTTACATCAGACATATTGTTCCTTTATTTTACAACTTCCTTAACATCTATTTTTGTTTCTACATCTAAAGATGTATACTCAACCTTTTTTCCATCTGTGTTAAGATGTTCTGCCTTCTCAACCTTCTTAAAATCTACATTAACATAATCCCCGCAAGGTTTAGGGGGTGTTTCATCATGGAAACATTTATGGTATCGGCACTTATAAATATTAATAGTATTACCCGAGAAGATACTCGTATCAACCCTGCTCTTTATCTCTTCAACTAAATTCAGTAAAGCAATAGCATCATCTTCTTTTCCAAAGGCTATATCTATTTCAACTCTATACTTCATTTCTGCTCCTTTTTCCTATATCTAGAATTTCTCCTAGAGACTCTACTTAATTTATGAAACAACCCAAATGGATTAAAGTCTACGTCTCCTCCGCAGAAGTACCCATTAGGGAACATATATAAAACAGGACGTTCATGATGAACGTGTCCTTTACCAGATTTCTCCCAATCAGAGAACGCTTTCTTGAACAACCTATCTTCTCCTTGAGGATAAGAGCGCTCCACAAGGTCTTCACGATACCCACCTAACTCCCAGAATAGATCCCTTCTCATAACAAAGTTATTAGGTAATGGTTGTAATCTAAACTCTCTGTCCTCATATCTTTCTCTAGGGAATCCATAAGCCACAAGCTCCTCTAAATTCTGCCTGAACACGCCATCTTCATTAAGAATAGCAAACTCTCGCTTAAACTGTATCTTATCTCCATTGAAATATCGTGCATAATCCAATGCTTCTTTATCTATAAAGTGATCCAAGTCATACATGAATAGATACTTTCCCTTAGCTATCCTTGCTCCAACGTTACGTGCCAACGCCCAAGTCCAAGGTCTGGTATCGTTGGTTGCATGTATACTTATTGACAGTGGACCATCATACTCTAACGGAGGATTGCTACCATCATCTATGATAATTATCTCTACATCATCAGGTATACCTATATTCTCAAAGTTTATTAGTTGTCTTCTAAGGACTTCGTGACTATCTAGAACTGGTATTATAATTGATAGTTTCATCTTTTCTCCACAAATACAATGTTATAATAAAAGTTTACGGACTTAACCTCTAGCGTATCTATCTTATCAATCATCTCTTTAAGCTTGTTCATAGCTGTCTTATCTTCAACCCCGCGCCAGTATAAGTCTTCAATAACATAATACCCACCACTCTCAACACTATCCCATAACAACTCAAAGGTATTCTTCTGATGCGAGGCTTTATGTGAGCAGTCATCTACAATCAAATCCCACTTACCATGAGGTATTACTTCATCCTTAAAGAACTTGTCATCCCCTTGGCTACCCTGTAAGAGCGTAACTCTCTCTAAACGCTTCACAAGTCTAGCTCTAGTGGTGTCTCTGTCTACTCCGTAGATATGCGCTTGTGGGAAGACATCATGCCATAAGAGTAAAGAACCACCATGAGATACACCTATTTCAAGAATCTTCTTATACTTATCACGCTTGTCAGATAAGTAAGTATCGTATATTCCAGTATAGTCATGAATCCAGAACTTGTCAGTTCCACCTTGTCCATATCTCTGAAACTGCTTTACAGCAAAACCAGTAATAGAATAATCTGGTGACGGCTGTGGATCGCGCTGAAGTTTCTCAAGAGCAAGCCTGTTCTTATAAATCCTTGTTGGTATGCGTTTGTGTCCAAGAGCGTTTTTAATGGCAAGTCTTCTAAGACCTCTATGGATATTCATCTTCTTCCTCTTCTTATCTCTCCAGACCTCCATTGGCATCCTCATACCATTTTCTTTAATGCTATGGTATACTTCTATGCCATCTCTCATGTGAAAGATACATCTCTCTGGACTACTGCGACCAAGAAGTAAGTATTGAAAATATGGGTGTTCTCTTAACTCGTTGTCAGTAAACGTCTTACCAGCATGTACTTCCTTAAAGAAGTCAATACAAGTGTGGTACAAAGGCATTCTATCCATCTTCCTATAATCCCACCACCATTCTAAGTTATTAAGGATATCTTCTATTCTATATGGTTTACCTGCCATATATGATACTTGCGTTCTTAGCTCCATAATCCCCTCTTCTTAAACTTATTCACCCAGTAATCCACTGTCTGATAAGGTGGAAGCTCTTGCTTTGGTTCTGCATCTTTACCCATAAACTTACGTCCGGTGATGTTCTTCCTATGACAGAAGTTTAGATTAGGTTCTTTAGTCTCAAAGGTTTCATACTCGTACTTGCCATCTAATCCCATTTCTTTATCTCTGCTACCTTCTTCTAAGCACTTAATAAGAGTCTCTCTATGCGCGATACATTGGCTAAGGACAGGTTTCTTTCTATAGCTGAAACAACGGACATCTGGTTCTTTAACCCATAAATGAAGATTCCATCTATTCAAGTTATAACCAAACGATTTCTTAGGTCTATATTTAAAGTGTTCTGGAACATACAAGCAGTCATCTTCACACAACGCTACGTACTCTGTTGTTGCTGCCTTAGCCCCTATTAGAACCTGTTGGTATATCTTTTCTAAAGACCTCTCGGGTGATACAACTATGTTCTGTCCTAAGTCCGTAGGCTTATGTGTTACAGAGACAATAGGATAACCATGTTTCTTAAGATTATGTAACACTGTGAAGCTAATAGCTTTGTGTATCAAGTTAGCGCTGTAATAGAGAATCGTTAAGTCTTTATCCCACTTTGGTGGATTGAACTTATCAATGAGCCATTGGAACTTTCTCGTTGCCTTCTCCCACTTATTGTTTATCCAAAGATCACGGGAGTATTTCCTTGCTACTTCTTGAGAACTACCTGTAATCTTATAAGGGAACCCTGGACCAACACCACCTCTGAAGTAATGAGCGAACCAAGTGTTCTTATTAACCATCAAGGCACCACCAGACAACCAAGCCTTACAAGCAACCTCAACACCTTGTTGCCCCCAACTACCGTGCTTAGTATCACATCCACCAAGTTCCCAGAACCTCTTGGTGTGCATAAACCACCCGGGACCCATACAGCACATGGTTTCATCGAGCATCTTGTCGTTCTTAGGCTGTCTCTGCTTATCATCTTTCTCTCTACCTTCATAGTACTCAGCCCTTAGAAGCCTACCCTCACGACACCCCATATACATATAGTTTGTCTTCTTATGTAATTTAGGCATCCAAGTCGCAGCATCTAAGTTGTACATCGTAGGAACCATAGTCCATTCATACTTACAGTCCCTAGCAAGTATTACATCAAAGCCTGGAGCTACAGCACAATGGGCATCTAATTTCATCATATATTCACCCTTGCAATGCCTGACCCCTTCGTTGACACCTTCCCTCTGACCTATACCATCCTTGTAATATAAGAACGTAACCCTCTTATCGTTCATTTCTATGGGTGGTTCAGGTAAGTAACCATCTAGTACGGCTATGACCTCAATATCGCCCTCAGCGTTGTCTAGGACGTTCCTGATGGTCTTCTCTAGGCACTCCTCATTCTTTGCAGGAATTATGACTGATAACATCCAATTTCTCCTTTATCGAAACAAGTTCTGTAGCACAACACAAACAAGTTAGAGCCTGTTTAATTTGATCCAATTCATTAAAGCCAACATTCAGAATATCCACAGTATCCTTAAAGTTCATTGTTTCCATAAGATAAGTAATATTGGTCACACTAACCAATGCTCTTTCTTCACAATCAAAAGTATGTTTCATTATAAGTCTCCGTCAAATATTAGTTTTCTGCCAGCCTTTAAAATAATATCCTTATTAGCTTGCAGAGCTGGTTCATCTGTAGAAGGTGAAGGAAGTGCTATGTTTAGCAAGCCAGTCATAGTATCCCCTGTGACATTAACATAATCCTCATCTACTAAAGTGTTTATCTCTGTTCTACTATTTACCTTATCTAATTTGTCAGTAATTGGGTTATATTTAAAAGCCATAATTAAGTCCCCAATGCTCTGTAAGTATAGGTATCAACCGAATCCCATACAAACTTCGGTTGGTCTGAAGCCTTCCCCGTTGAAGCATCTACAGGATAATAGATTATCCAATCCTTATTTGATCCAGCTCCCGCTGTGTATTCCATCTTGAATATCTGCCATGCAGCTTGTGCTGTGGTATATCCTTTAGGAGCTTTACCATAATACTCATCATCGCTTGCATCCTGATAATAAGCGTTTGTCATATTAGGTGTTGGATCATAGAAGTGTGCCATATCTATTTACTCCTTGCTGTTTTCTTTTGCCTTGCCTCTTCTTTTCTTCTTTGCCTTCCGTACTCACCTCTTGGTTTAGCTGTCTTGCCCATTACGCCTCCTTATTCTTTTCATACTCAGCGGCATAATATTCACCATCTCTGCCTTCATTTGTCTTAGGTTTAACTTCCCACTTATCACAGACAGTGTCAGGGGAGATGTTTCCATCCACAACGTCACAACTGCCAGGATAGTAGAAATGCGTACAGGTTTTACACTTCTCATGTTGCCTGTAGTTTACTTCTTCTTTGTTTAAGCCTGCCCCTGGTACTAATCCCATATCATCCTCCTTAAATTAAAACTAAGCATGGCTCCTCTGCCTTAATAATGTGCCATACACTTGAAGTTAAAGTATTCTTACCTTCTATTTTCTCTATGAAAAGAAGTACCGTTGGAAACTTCTCCTTAACTGCTTTAGTGACACCATGATGTATATTATCCACATAATCATCTTCAATGTACTTTTCATCATAAACAATTGAATTGAAGTCATGTCCAGACATAATTCCACCTGACTTTAACTTCGGAAAGTAATTATCTATATCCTTCTTAAGCTGAGAATACCTGTGGTCTGCATCAATGAATATAAAGTCAAACTCTTCCTCGAGGTATACAAAATCATCAGAATCACCTTCATGAAGAATAACAGTATCTTCTAACCCAAAGTCCTTAATGTTCTCAAAGAACCGCCTACGGGCTATCTTAGCGTACTTATCCTGTTCACTCCCATGAGAACCTTTGAAGTTGTCTATGGTATGAACCTTACCTCCACGTTCTTTGACATAGTCCCCGAACAAACAAGTACACCCTCCTGTCCAAGCCCCTATCTCCAAGATGTTCTTTGGATGCGTAGTATCAAGAAGTTTCACTAACGCTGTAAAGTCATTAATAGAGACTTCATCTTTATAAGTGTGCATCGTTTCTGCATCTAAGATATGAAAAGGAAAGAGTTTTTCTAGCCTCTTAAAGCCATTACTAAGCCATTTCTCTGCCATTATTTCTCCTATTCCTCGATTATACTTACAAAAGCATCAACAACGCTCGGCTTTACTTTGAGCCCTTTAATCTTTGCCCCAACCTCTATAACTTGTACACACGAAGGCGGTGCTGTCCAATCAGCAATAACACCCCCTGCAACATCTGTGATAGTAATAGTATCAGCAGAATCATTAGATGTAAGGATTAATCTCTTTACATAAACGTCTCCTGAATAAACCGTTGTATCATCTACGTCTGTGCCTCCTACAATAGCACCCCATTGTTTTCTTACTATATCTGCGTCTGCCATAATTTTACTTCTCCTTCCTTAGAACCTCAATCGACTTTGGTTCAAGAGGTCTTAGTATTCGTTGTATTTGTTTATACCTATCTATATTAACCTTATTCCTTTTGCTCCAAGCCATATGCTTTCTTACAGCACCTGGGTTCTTTGTCGGTTGGTGCATCTCATACCAAGACGGCATACCCGTAGAGATTGTATCCTCTAATTCCTTCTCTTCTTTTGCTAACTTATCTTTCTCAACAGCTCTTACTTGGTTAGGTGTTCCGTGATGAATAGCTGCTCCTATCCTATTTATCTCAGATTTTAACTTTGCTTTGTCTACCTGAGCTCCTTGTGTCCCTGCACCATACTCATTCGATTCATACAAGGCTGTTTCTAATTCCTTTTTTTCATCATTCAGCCCGTCTATTTCACGCTGGCTGAGGTACTCTTTGGGTGTTGCTGGTTTCGCTTTCGCTTTTGCTCTTGTCATGCTCTTTTCTCCTTTGGTTCGGGCGTGTAAGAGGAGGCACTTTTGCCCCACCAATCCGACCCGTTTCTGTTTCTAACGTCTTTAATTGTTCCTTTAATTTATTTAACGCATGCTGTCCACTTTCAGCAGCAAAAGGTTCTAATGTCGCAATAGCCCTTTTTGTCCACTTAATACACTCAGGAACGTTATTTATCATTACACAAAAACATGCCATATTCATTTGAGCTTCCCATGACGAATTCAAATACAATGATTTCTGTAGAAGTGAAGCTATTTCGTTAACCCTATATTTTTCTAGTTTAGTATTAATCATATAACTTTGAGCTAAATTACTATAAACCTGTGCATTCTCTGGGAAGACTTCAACGTCATGTCTGTAAACATCGTTCATAGTCTTCCACACAGGAATGAACTTATTAGTCTTATAAACAAGATAAGTTACTATCGCTGTCATAGCAAGTGGATAATGCTGAAGAACTGTTCCAGCAACAAGACACAAGCCCACAAGAGGTAAATATGCGTATCTATCAGCAAAGAATTGACCTGTTAAGTTCCATTGGCTATGTAACATAATAATACCAAAGAACCACATAGTTCCTACAGGACTTATAAATAAACCACCTAAGAAGACAGCTAAACAAACAGCCAACGATTCCCAAAACTCTTCATTAGCTGAATGTATCCGATCATAGTTTTCTTGAAAGCCGTGTAAATCAGTACCGAAGCCCCGAAAGAACCCTTGTTTCTCAGGGAATAACACACAATGAATGTACCTCGCAACCACCTTAGTCATAACTATTAATCTGCGCCAAGTGAACTTTGAATCAACAGGTTTATCTTTATTAAAATCAAGCCTTATCTTTATGCCTGTTGTAAATCTGTTTCCCTTCAAATACATCGCTAAAGGAAGAAATAGTGTTAATCCCCAAGGTGTTCCTATGAATAAGAATAAGAATGGGAATGTTATACAGCATACTGTTGAATTGAGTGCAGCAGTGAAGATAGCCATAGCAGCTAATGCGCCATAGATGTTTGGAAAGACTGAAAGTATGTAGTAAGCAATTAAACAGAAATATGCTGTGGTAGCGTAGTAGTTGCCTGTAACCCAGGCTGTTCCCCATACGCCAAGCGGATGTACTGCAAAGAGTAAGGCAGGAGCCCAACCCCATAATAGATAGATTACACTTACATTAACGCAGTGCATACCTATCATAAATACTCTATAAAGCTTTGGTGGTCTTGTCTCAAAGAATCCGGGTTGAGGTCCCCCTAAAGGAACCTCATACATATACCCGTTACGTTTTACATTGTCATCTATAACATAGTTGTAATTTAACGTTCTAGCATATAAGAGAATCACCAAGGCTATAATCAAAGCTAACGCCATGATTCCCCCTTATGCTGTTGGTGTAAATGTTATCATTGCCATGCTAAGAGCTTGCCCAGTTGCACAAGACCCCATAAAGACACTTAAGGCTTGTCCTGCTGTAACAGTGTTTCCACCAGATGAAGCAACCATAGCAACAGCTGACCCAACTAAAGCTGTAACTCCTACAGCCCCTGTAGCACATAAATCATCACCTGCTGAACCTACACGAACTGCTACAGCTCTTCCTGTACCAGTAGATACACCATAACTCACATAACCAGTAACTTTACCAGCTATTGGAGCTACTACATAATTAGTTGTATTTGCTGCTGTTATTGGAACTGCTAAATGAACCACTCCAGCTAAGACTGTTCCTAAGCTAGTTTTAATATCGCCTGACGCAGTTATTGCACCAGTAGAACCGATTACATCTACTTCACTACCTGCAGCACCAACGGCAACTGCGTTGACACCACATATCTTATCATAATGTGAATATCCCATTGCACCCTCCTATTAGAGAGCAGGAATCTGGAGGGAGTCTATTCCCTCCAGCCCCACAATGTTATTAAGCTACTTCGTGACCGTAACGATCTGTAATCTCCGATTCCTCGGAGTGTCGGACTATTCCATCACCTTTCGGTGTTCCCATTATAGTCTCTGAACCTTCCTCTTTCGAGGCTTGGCTGCAGATTGCCCGTTCTGGGGTTCCTGCAGTTTCGGGAATTTTACTTGGACCTACGGAGTTAAGTCCTCTTAAGCGAGTATGAATATCTAACCTAAGATTATTAACCGTTACATTTAGAGGTATACATCCTAAATTCTCTTTCCTTATTGTTTTACAAAACTGAATAGCAAGCTTAACTTGCTCTTTCTTAATTCTTAAATAAGGAAAAATATCTTCAAGAAATCTTAATGAACCAAGAGAACAGATTCTCCAACGATGACAAGCCCTACCAGAATGTTGATAAACTTGACCTCCATACTCTAAACAAACCTCATCAAGTATATCTTTATCATTCTGAGTTAAACATATCTGAAGACTATAATTAGCTCCATTTCTATGCTTTCTAAATCTAGCTTGTAAATGTACACATCCTTCACCGTCAAAAAATCCAGCTAACCATCTCTTATCCACTAAGCCACCTCGCTTCCAAAAATCCAAGTCCAATCTGAGAATCCATAAGAATAACGAGTATAGACACTCCATTTACTTATGTAGGTGTCAAAATCTTTATCCTTGTTGAACTCAACAGGAATACGGTTAAACCACTTAAGATACAATTTAGCCATCTTAGAATCGATCATGAACCAGTTGTTTGAATCATCTAGATAATCCCAAACAATAACTCGGTATTTACCTTTGTTAAAGTTAGGGTTGTTATCTGCTGTATCCATCTTACCAGAAGCATTAACAATTTCCCATGCTTGTTCTTCAAGCGCAGGTGGAACTAAAAGTGTATCACCTCTTGCTACTAAAAGATTATCAGTTTCGTCTGTGAAAGCCCTCATTAACAATCTTGTTGCTTCAACTGATGTTGCAGACAACGCTGTACTACCTTCATTATCATTAACTTCAGTTGTTCCTACACGCGAATGAGAACTATCACAAAGAGCTAATCCATCACCACCACTGAATGTAGCAGTAGAAAACGCATTGTTAAAGATACTAGAAGAATGTTTCTCTTTAGTTCTCTTTGCGACCATTGCCAACTGTGCTGGTCTCTTATTGATAATAGAATATAAATCATCATCAACAAGCTTTCTTTCAACCTTAAGACCTCTAACCCATTCCTTATGAGAATAAGAAATCCTGTACTGTTGTCTGAAATCATCGTAAGGGATGGTTCCGTCAAACTCTTGTAAATCACCCATTCCACCGATACCTAAATCGTATTCAGTAGCTTTGTTTGATTTTTCAATACCATACAGATTTTCTAATTGTCCTTCAGGAAGGTTATATTCATCCATGAATATTTTACGAAGACCTGGGTCTAACAGGTATCCGAAATTTTCACTAGCTATAACGCCCATATTAAACTCCTTTATTTAACTACTTATTCTTGAACACCGAACATATGATCTTTCATCATAATTTCTGATTCGATGTGCTTCATGCCATCTTTGTTCTTATACCCAGGTCTATCATGAACTGATTCTTTCATGATTTCACCATTGATGTAATTCTCAACTACTCTCAAGTTAGTTGCAGTGTACCCGCCGACAGATGAACTAGCTATCATAGTAGCAGCTGCGTTCAGTATTGAAGGATTCGTCAACTTAGGTGAGAAGACACAAACTTCATCAGCTGTTGTAATCGTAGCTGTTTGTACCTGAGTTAAGTCCAATGTACCGCCAGTACCAGAAGAGATAACTCTGGTAACAGAACCATAGTTAGGTCCTGCTGAAGCTGTAAAAGCAACCCAGCAACCATCAGATGTATCTGCTGCAATACCAGTAACACAAACTTCGCTAGTATTAGCAGAAGAAGCTACAGCCAATGCGTCAGCTGTAGATACTGCAGCTCTGTAAACTGCGAATGGGTTTATGATTACTTTTGCCATGCAAACAGGCTGTGCTACTGTAGTATTGATAGCAGTAGCAACACTAGGGTTATCAGAAATAAAACCACTAGCATTAGCATTGTCAGTATCTAAATCTTGCAAACAGACACCACAAGCATCAACTGCCATTGTACTACCAACTGTATCTGGAACTGCTGTAAGAAGACAATTTCCACCTGCACCAGCTGAAAAAGCACCAGCACTTAACATCAACAGCTCGCCATAAGCAAGTGTTGCTGCATCATATACAGGCATGTCTTTTATAATCGGCTCTGCGCCGCATAAGTCGTATGACCATTTCATTATTTGATTCCTCCTTTAAGTGTCCTCCCGCCAAGCAACTTTTTAAGATGTTGGCTAAACCTACTCCCTTCGGAATAAGCTGCGTACGGATTTAAGTCTGTACGATTAGATATATCGTACTGGAACGCCCCTCCACATTTCCTGCAACGATACCGCAGTCTATATTGAGAAACATTCTCAATGAACCTGAAAGATTTCCCTTTACAATCAACTGAACCTTCCTTGGTTAAATAACTATAAGGGCAAGTTAGCTCACCCTGATACGCATATTTAGATTTCCCAGGAGTAAATATTCCCATATTTACCTCCTAGGTTTTTATTTGGCTCATGTACTGTTCTGGTGTGAGGTTCATCATAGCTGCGACTTTAAGTTGTTCCTCACTTGCCACGTTCCCCTTTACAGGAGGCGGTGTAGAAACAGTACCTGGATTCAATCCTGTAACCTGTTCACCTTTACGTATTTTCTCTAGCATTTCCTCTTGAGCTGTTTTGTAAATGTTCCCAGATTTCTGCCCCTTAACCACAAAATACGCCATATCCGCTACACCTGGATTACCTCGCTGTGCCATAGGAAGCGTTCTGATATACTTACGTACATCATTACGGTATGTCCCATAGTCAACATACTTGGTTTCAGCTTCCATTTCTTGCGTATCAACGGCTGCATCAACATCATCTCTCCATTGAAGAGCTGACGCTACAGTCATCTCAACTGCCTTACGTGGATCATCTTCCCAAGCTTTATCCAGGTCTTGCTTAAACGCCTGACCATTATCAGGTGCTGGTGTACCTGTTGGAGCTGGTGCAGCTTGAACAGGATTTCCTTGAATATCAAAGAGCACATTATTCCCTGCAACTTTCTTCAATGCTTCTAATTCTGCCTGCAAGGACTGTCTCTTATCCCGTTCCTCATGAAGTGCTGCTAGAGGTACGGTTTTATCCCCTTCTGGATTTTCGACTGGTTTAGGGTCAGTCGTAACACCAGGTTTAACCTCTGGTGGAGGTGTGCCCTTCTCGGGGGCTGGTTGAACGATTGGTTCAACTGGGGGTGTGACGATACCCTCAGGTGGTTTTGCGTCAATAGGATCCATTATGATCTCCTTTAGCGACTATGTTCCGGACATAGAAGAAACCGAACGAAGTTCAAAGGTACTCCGAAACCTTACTCCTCACGATCTATAATATCCTGAGGTAGAGTCTTAAGGCTTTGCAATGCCTTAACCTTCTCCTGTGTTTTAACAACATCCTCAGGTTTACATATAATTAAAGATTGGGTTGCGCTACCTATCATTCCATCTATCTCTTCGCACAACGCTTCCCAAGGTCTAAAATGCTTTAGCTCTCTAGCTTCTTCACTTGTCATTATTGGCTCCCCATCATTAGAGGTACACTCTCACCAGGTCTAGCACCAGCTTGACTTCCTTCTGGTCCACCACCTTGTCCTTGTTGTGATTTCTTTCTATACTGATCTCCTAAGAGTTCTTCTTCTATCTGTTCAGGTGTTGCTCCCTCAGCTTGACGTTGTGCTATGTACTGTTGATCCTCAGGAGACGTTTCAGACAACGGGTCTGATTTCTCAGGTGTTAATAACTTTTCCATATCTTTAAAGCCCATAAGCTCAGCAATACGTTTATTGATCTCACGCCTGTTTATCGTTGGGTCATCCATCGTTAGTTCTTTGAATCTAAGCAATTGACCAACTTGCAGTTCACGGTTAACAGCTTCACTAACTCCTGTAGGTATAAACTGTACCTTGCCTTGAATCATCTCTGGAGTCAATAACATTGGTTTACTTGCACCTTCATTAGATGTCATCTTAATCCACTCTGGGAACGTCATGAACTGTTGGAGATCGGACAAGAACATCTGAGCCAACGCTTGAATAAAGTCTAACTCCATTCTTCTGAGCACTGGTTTAAATCTCATTCCAGCTGCACCTTGAAGTAGATTGATACCCATAGCTGTACGATGCTGTCCTTCATCTGCAGGCATAAGAGGATTCGTGGCTCCTGTACTCTCACGGAAGTCAGTCTTAGCAATCTCTTCCTCTCTATAGCTCGACGCTGTTACATCAGGTATGTCCATCCAACGGAGGGACGACACTGTATCAGATACTTTATGCCATTGACCTGGCTTAGAAATCTGTAGCTTTCTTACATTGATAAGGGTATCTCCACCTTGGTAGCAACCCTGTTTGTTAAGGACTAAGTCAACGTTATCTAAGCGTTGGTTTACTATCTTATTCAAACGCTCTTGCGTTGGCATACCGGCTTTCCCAACGCCTACTCCGAACCATCCCGGCTTTGGGTCTTCCATGAGCTTAATCTTAATAAATGGCGGATGTTGAAAGTTATGAGGATTAGCCTTGCCTCTAACTTTAATCTTTCGATTGATAACAATAATCCAATACGGTTGAGCTTCTTTAGAAACAACTTTACTGTCCTTTTCATAACTAGCATCCCATGGTCCCCAATAAGAGAGGATCTCATATTCTTCCTTCTTTGTCGGATTATATTGTTTATCTTTATCAAGCTGACCCTGAGTTATCCCTGCATCCGATTGTAGGGCTTCCTCTAGATTAAACATCTCAAAGCGTGGATCATTAGATAGCTTCTTTAAATACTCCGCATCCGCAAACCTACGTCGTATTAATGGCAACCCATCGTTAATAGTCTTTTTAGCAGGATGCGGGAACATCTCAAAGAAATCAACTGCCTCGAACGTAGGTCGGTTTGAAACTATTGCTTCGTATCTTTCACCATATTCATCTTCTAACCATTGCCTCTCAGTCATCCATCCTTCTTCACCATAAGCGGTACCCAGTAATGTACACTGAGATACCATAACAGACCCTTCGCTCTCAACACCAGCTAACTTGAAATAGTGTTTAATGCCATCTTTAATGACTGTACCTTGCTGCGGATCACCTTCACCTTCAACCATAACCTCTACAGGCGCATCATTAGGGAACAGAGCAGCAAACAAGCGGGGACTAATCGTCTGCTCTGCTTCCATAGTCATTGGAACGTGTACTGCATTCTGCCAAGAATAGTCTCGTTTTGGTGGCTTATTGCACCAATAGTCATATATTGTCTCTGCTTCATCAAACTTGTCTTTCCAATGCTTCTCAAACCTTTCGAACTGCTTAACCACGAAATCGACCATTGGGTCTTTATCTGTCTTGTTGCTTGTAGCTGTTTGTTTTGGATGTTGTTTATTAACCATTATTGTCCCCTTTAACTTCTTTTTGAATTTCAAAGAATCTTCTGATTGACTCCTCTGATACCATAATTTCACCCCAAGAAGTTTTGATAACGTGCCAATGAATAGGTTCTCCCGCTACAATACCTTCATACTTATCTTCACCCATATTGCCCCCTATATTTAAGTCCTGTAGTTTTATACTTCTTAGTATATGAAGGTTGCTCTGTCTTATCCTTAAATCTCTTACCCGTTACTAGGGATAGCCCTGTACGTGCCTGAGCGTCCTTTGCTGCCTCTTTTGCTGTCATACCGTCTGTTAGGTTAGCTTTATAGACTTCGTGTACTGTAGGCTTCATTTCTTCTTCTTTTTAAGTTTAGGGTTAAGACTTTCTAGCCCTGCCTGTTGCTCAGGTGTAAACTCAACATTACTGTATGTACGCTCTGATACCGAGTACTGCCCCTTCTTTGCGCCTTCTTTAAGCTCTGTTTTAGCTTGATGGTACTTGTTTGACATTAGAATCCTCCTTTTGTACTTCCGAAGACTTTGTAGCAGCTATTATAGATTCTATTTCAGCCATTTGGTCAGCCAGTTTCTGCCAGAACTCTAAATCCATATAAGACATTAGAATTGTCCTCCTATTTGCTTCTCAACTAACGAGTGATACGATCCTTTAGCTGCCTGTTTCGTTGGGTACTTGGTATATTCGCCTTTATAGACTATTTCATCTTCATCATCATCAACATCCATGATATACCTGGGGTCTGCATTGAAGATATACCGTAAGCAATCCATGAAATGGTCATCTTTTTTCTTAACAGTGTTCTTTTCACCGTATTCTTCCTTGTTTCTCTTATATTCTTCCCATAAGTAGTGCTGGAACTCGTAAATTGTCCTTGGGCAGTTACTTCCTATGCGTAACCTAGGCTGCAATGTCTTAGTAAATTGGTTGTAAGTGGGCTTAAGTGCTGCTTTTACCCTACTCATACCCAGTTTTACGTCTATTGTGGCTCTTTGGGTGAATATCCCGTGTCTCATTAGCTCTTTCCTGACATTGAAGCCCCCTGCAATCGCATTATCTTTGTCATTGTGCGGGTCAATCAGCAATACTCGGGGTTTTACCCCACCTTCTTGCGCATGTATTGCCATTGCTATCCCGGCTAAGTCCATATCACCCAACCATAACTCATCATAAACCCAACAGTTACCCTGTGGATCAACCGCAAGCCACATACAAGCCGTTGGAGTGCGCTCATGTGGGTCAATCGCGAAGTATCTAGTCCAATCAGACTTAATATCTACCTTATCGACTATATGTATATTAGGATCAAACTCTTTATAAACTAGCCCCGAAAGATGAAGAAACCTTCCTTTGATGCGAGCCTCTTTTTCTTCGTGTGTGAGTGACTGCTCAAATTCTTTGATAGCTTCTTCATCTAAATGGGGATTATCCCGGATATTTACAGTGACACAGTGAACGCGACTCTTATCAATGTTAGTATAAATGTCATCATATATCCAAGGTTGAGTGAGGGGGGTGAGTGTGAGCCAATTCCGACCTCTGTAGTCTACTAGTCCACGTAACGTGGCTATATATTTATCTCTAGGTGGCGGTTCATCAAACCAAGCAATATGCCCTTTCCACCCCTCAAATTGTTCAGTATTCTGTTCATGTGTTAATATGTCAAAGACCGATCCGTTCTTCATTGTCCATTTAACTGGTATTCCGAGCGGGTTCTTAAATTTCTTAGCTATGAACGATGCGTCTAACCATTCATCAAGGAATGGTATAATAACTTCCCCTACGCCCTTCTGGAAATCTTTGGCAATGATCCTGCCTTTAACAGCACCTTTGAATTGCTTTTCTTTAGGGTACCATTTTGGGTACTGTCCAGTGATGTGAAAGAGGAACTCCATGCCTCCGCAAGTTGTTTTGCCAGAGCGGTTACCCCCAAAGATCGCTCTTGTTGGATGTAGGGCACTGTGGAATTCAAGTTGTTTGTCATAGGGTTCATAGTATAAAAGCTTACGCCTGTTTCGGTAATCTACTTCCTCGCTCATCAGGTGCAGGTAATGCTCCTGTTCCTCCCGGGGTAGAACCTTGAACTCCCTTTCCGTCAAGTGTGCTTGTCGCAACTGATTTAAGTCTTGTGAACTCATGTATCAATTCTCCTGGGGTCATCCCCTTCGTAAATGAATAGCTCTGGTTTATTTCAACGTTGGGTACAATCTTTCCGATAGACACAAGTATCTTGTTGATTTCTTTAGTCATTGCTTCCGTTGGCTTCTTTGACTTTAAGTCTCTTAATCTTTCATTTAATTTTATTAGGGCTAACTTCTGATTGTCTTTGGCGAGATGTTTTACTTTGGATACATTGCGGGAGTGCATCTTTTTAAGCTCTGTAAAAAAAAGCTCTCCTAAAGTTCCTGTCTTTTGAATGTTGCCAGACATTAACTCGTAGAGAGTCCATTGTGACCACCCAACGATCTTAGCTATTTCTTTTATAGATAGCAATCCCTCCTCGATGAGTTCAAGTGCTTTCCAGTGTTTCGGTGATAACTGTGTTGCCTTGGTGTTTGCCATAGGGTGTGTTGCATTTTTAAGTTAGCACACTATGTGGGTTATGTCAATCACTTTTTAACTATATCTTGTGGTATGAGTGTGGTTATAACACCTTTTAGTGGGCTCGAGGAGAGGGTTTTTCTATTTGGGGGAATATATATGTGTCGGGTG